TCAGCCCCGTGCCGATAGCCCGCAAGACGGGTGTCGGGTTTTTCAGCGCACGCTCCAGCCTTTGAAATGCCTGCTGAACGGCTGCATCCTGAAACTGCCAGCTGACAGTGACGCCGCTCATTTACTATCGCCCTTCGTGTAATAAGCCCCCTTCGCCGCCCAGATGCCCAGTTCCTGGCGGATGCGCTCACCTTCCTCGGAGAGTTGCAGGAGCCAGCGGAGATCATCGAGCGAATTCAGCTTCAGGAGTTCCGCGTCCTGTCCGAACTCCTTCACCAGGCGTTCGGTGATGACACGGCGTTCGGCTTCGTCACTCATAGGCAGGCTCCATCGTCAGGTGATTGCGGTACCTGTCCACGACGCGGAACCGCCCCCCGCGCTGTAGGAGAAGCTCATATTCCGGCTCTCCTGACAAACGCGGCACCTGGTTGATATAGGCCGCCTTATAGTTCTTCGGCAACCGGAACTCCATGGTGAGATGTCCTTCCGCCTGTTCCGCAGCCATCCCCGCATCGAAGGTAGTTGAGGTAAAACCGGGGAAGTCGATGACGTCGCCGATCATCGCATTGATATTCGGAGTGCCAAGTTGCTCACCGCGCCAGACACGGACATCGTGGGGCAATCGGGAACGGTCGAGCGCGCCGGTGAGCGCTTCGATAGCAGGTCTATCAGATGGCACGATGCGGCCAGCGCGCAGTTGCTCGTTGATCCGGAAGGCGGAAACGCCACGATATTCGGAAACCGCTTGCAATTCTGGTCGCGCGAGATCAGCCGCCCAGGACTCTGTAGCTTTTGCCATCTGAGCGTCGGCATCATGCCGGCTGCGAAAGTTCACAGGCTTGATTGAAGGATCGGGTTGCGAATTCTGCCACTGTTTGCCGGGGTTATAATCGAAGCCCGGATCGATCCCCTTGGGCACCTGGTGTACTTCGCCGGTTTTCGGGTTGCTCCATTCGCGGGTTTCAATTGCTGGCGCGGGATCCGGTCCGCTTTTGCCCTGACGGGACAGGCTGCGCTCGGACACCGGAGCAACCCGGCAACCACAACGCCAGCCGTTCGGCGGATAATGACTGTCCCAGAATGGATCGTCAGCCCGCAACACCAGACCATCCCACGCCAGATGCTCCAGCCGTGGATGCTGCGCCCCACTATGGACGTATTGCCAGTACGGGAATGCCGCCAGCGTCTCCGGCTCGGTTTGTTGAGCGTAACGCCCGGCGGAATAAGCCATGGACAGGTTTGTCTCATAGATGATGGTCGCCCGCCATCCCGGAGTGCCCGTATGCGCCCAGCCATGCCTCGCGACGATGTCATCAAATGATTTCAGGAACTCGTTCAGGGACGTGCCGGTTTCCAGCGCGCGTGCCACCTCACGCCGGAAATCTTCGACCAGGGCTTTCGTCCCGGCTCCGGCTACCGTAAACCCCGTTGCATTCGCCCGCTGGAAAACATCCGTATAGTGCTCGGAGGTCATGTTGGTTTTATTGCGCAGGTACGCGATCGCTTCATCAAACGGCATATCGAGAGCGCTGATCGTTGTCGTCATGATGCAGTGCCTCCAGACATCAAAATTGAAGGCTCATCAAAGGCCGTAGGCGGCAATGTTGCCGACGAAGCGGGGATTGAGCCATCACGGCGCGATATGCGGCTCAGCGCCCCTCTCACGGCTTTTCCTTCAGTTCGTCCAGAAGAGCCGCCTGACCGGTCAATCGTGCCAGCGCCATGCCTCGCGACATGGCTTCCGCGAATGCGGTCGGATCGAGATCCAGCGTTGCCAGTTTGCGGGCCGCCTCATGCAGATCGACACTCTCTTCGAACACCTTTCGAATGTCGTTTGAAAGGCCAGCCAACGCCCCGGCAGCGTCCCGCGCCAGACGTGCCGTCAGGCGATCAACATATTCCGGTTCGGGTGCGGATGCGTGCAACGACAAAAGATGACGCACGGCGCTATGGGGCTGTGGCCGCGTCGCCTGGTCGAACATCTGCATGGTGCGACCGCCGATCAGTTCAGCGTCCGGAGCCGGGTCGGAAAACCCTATGCGATCCCGAAGCTCGGATGCCTCGATTGTCAATCCCTGCGGCCCCAGTTCCTTCAGCGCCGAGATCACGATCGGCAACGGCACTTCGTCCGGTCGCCCGATCAGGATCCGCGGATATTTTTCCTGTGGCCCGAAATTAAAGGAGATGATGGCGGGAGACAGCTGCCTGGTCAGGGTTGACGATGCCAGCTTGGCGTCGGCCCGCTCAATATCTTCCTGAACGAGCCTGTGTTCCTGGGCAACCGCATGGCCGCCGGACACGGCATCCGTCGTTGTTGTTTGGCCAAGCACCAACTTGGAAATCTGTCTATCACACCAGTCGGCGCGTTTCTCGTAGAGCTCCGCACCCTTCTCGGCGTTCTTCACCTCCTTGAAGTCGATCGCCATGCTCTTGTGCAGGATCGCGGCACAATTGCCGGCAATGCCCGATACCGCCTGCCACAAAACCTTCTTGTCGGCTTCGCTCGCCGAGGAGTCATAGAGGCCGAGGCGGATCGGCTGACCGTAGTTCTGGCAAAAAACCGCCCAGTCCTTCAACGTGAACGATTTGTACATCCATGCCCAGGACGCGATGCGCGCCAGGCCGGAACGGATGGTCAGCCCGCTTTTGGCCGGGTGCTTGTGAATGAGGTACTTATGCGGGGCCAGCGGCAATTTGCTGACGCCCTCCAGCAACATCGGCGTATCAGCGTCGAGATCGTCGAGCCCGAACCAGCGTTGCGGCCGGTAGATGAAATCGCAGGGCACGATCCGATCCGGCGTCGATCGCCACATGGTTTCCAGGACGGAAAAGCCCTTGCCGATCGCGTCCAACAGATCGAACAGCGCGGCATCAAGCACGCCCTCCTTCAGCCATTCCCGGATGAAATCGGCGTGTTTGATATGTTCGGGATCGTCACTGGCCGCCTCGACCGTTACCTGCAACTGTGAGATCGACCGCTTGCGCGTCGCCATCACGGCGGCGTAATGCAGATCCCGCTCCTCAATGTCCTCGGCCAGCTCGAAATACGCCAGCGGGTCGCCCTGGGCCGCGGCGCGGTGGATCGCCGCCAGGCGCAACGGCGTCAGGCCGTCGGCCGGATGCCCAGAGATCGGCGAGCGAACCCCGATCAGCGTCGGGCCGGCCTTCTCTTCGATAAGATCGTCGATCAGAACCGGTTGTGCATCAGGGCCGAGGATTTTTGATATGCGAGCCATCAGAAGATGTGTCCTTTCAGGCCGTAGGCGGAGCCGGGATTGTCGTCGTCATCGTCATCCGAACCCATGCCGGATGACGGGGAGCCGAGATAAGATGCCGGGCGGGGAACCGGGATATACTCGTAAGCGGTCGAGTCCGCCCGTGACGCGGCATAAGCCAGGGCGCAGGCGATCGCGCTGTCGCCGTGACGCTGGCCACCCTTGCCGCCGGTGCGCTCGGCAATACGGATCACACCGCGAACAACCTTCAATGCCCGGAAATCCGAGAGCACCCCGTCATCCCGTGGCAGGGTCATGCCGGCGTCCTCAATCGCCGCTTTCAGTGGCGGCATGTTCTCGCGATACCAGTTTTCTGTCAGCATCACCTGGCTGATCCGTGAGCCATAGCGCTGCATCGCCACCTCGGCGAGATACTGGCCGTTGCCCCGCGCATCGAGGGCGGCACCGTCAAATCTCGGCAACCGGTCGAGAAGGTAAAACAGAACCTGCTCCTGCTGTCGGAACGGAACGTTGCGCAGTTCGATCGTGAAAGGCGTCCGGCGGTGCAGGTGCCGTCCGATCGCCAGCGGCCAGAACACCGACAGATCGCCGGAGCGGCCAAAGTCGCCGCCGGCTACATGGCGCTCTTCCGGATCGAGCCTTTGCAATTCGAGCAGCAAAATCCGTTCGCACCAGTCGCGGGTTTCCGCTTCGCGCAGGTGTTCGGGCCAGTGTACAAACTCATCGCCGTATCCCAGGCGCAGAACCGGCGCGTCAGTACTCATGCGCGCTTCGACCAGCGTCGAGGGAATAGCAGCCCCGCCACTGGCGCGCGGAATGCAGAACAGTTCCTCATCCGCGGCGTCGCCATAATTGGCAATGATTTCCGCCCGCCACGCCGCTTCGGCATCGGGCGTCCAGTCCTTGCCGGATTTTAGACACATGCGCTGATACAGGCCGTCCGCCAGAGCGTCGTCAAAGGTACAACGTAAAACATTGTAAGGCTTGCGCCCGGCACGGGTGTCCGTAATCAATTCATTGAAGGGGTTATCGACACCATCATGGGTTGAGATCACGAGCACCTTGCCGCCCCACATCAACAAGGCCATCGCAGCCTTCAACAACTCGGCCAGGTCATCATGGAATGCGGCTTCATCAATAATGACCAGACCCTGCATACCGCGCAGCGCACGCGGGACAGATGGCAAGGCGACGATCTTGAAGCCGCTGGCGAACTCTATTCTGAAAGCCTTGATGTTCTTGTCCGGATTATCGGGATCAGGAAAAAAATATTCCTCGGCGACTGCGGCGGCCGGAGACAATAACTTTGCCCACTCACCGCAATAATCGATGAACTCACGGGCCATCTCCAGATTGTAGCCCATATAAAAAACATCCTGGCCACCAGCCGGCCGCGCGGACGATGCCGTCAGAACTGCGATGGCAGCCGCTGCCCAGGAGTAACCGGTGCGTCGCGACTTCTCGACTACGGTCACCGCATGAACTGATACCGAGCTCATGAGCTCCCGCTGGTATTTCAGGAAGACGGCGGGCAGCTCGGCATTCATTTGGTCAATCCAAAGATCGCGGCCTTGATCGCCTCATTGGTTTCGGCTGACAGCCCCTTGTCACGTGTTGCAGCCTCGACCGCACTGGCGACCTCGCGCCGCGCCTTCTCGGCGGCCCGTTTTTCAATCGCAATCGTGCGTGCCACGTCCGACGTCGACGCTTTACCCAGATGGTCCAGGGATTTCGACAGTGCCTGGATCTCTTGCGGTGACAGGTCAATCCGTCCGTCTCCGCCCTCCGCTGCATCGACCGCCGCCGCCCCAACCGACATGACGATCGAATGCAGGAGCTCGATGTTTCCCCGTGCCAGGCGGTTGTCATCGTCTTCGCCGAGGTTGCGCGCCATTACCTCGGCAATGACACGCGATCTCTTGACCTGCTCGGCAATCTTGTCAGCGCGTTGTAAATGCCGGTGCAGTGCCGATCGCGACGGCAATTGATCGACATCCAGCTCCCGCAGTTTCAGCAGGATTTCGTCGAGGGTTCGCCCCTGCGAGAACAGGCGACCGATCCAGTCGCGGATTTCGGGAGGCAGGCGAGCGATCGAGGATTTACGACCCATGGGATTGCCTCATGGATCCGGCCGCGCAACAACCGGGTGCGGCCTGCCTTTGGCAACCTCCGATCCAGGTTCTGTCAGTTTGGCAACGATAACCTCGCCACCGGGCAGCTTGATGCGATCAATCTCGACAAGTCCGTGCTTTTCCAGAAGAACAAGATCGGCTTCGACGATATCGCGGCCGTCACTCAACCCAATGGCGTTCAGTGCGGTTTTCAGAACACTGGAGTTCAACCGGTAATCATCGGCTTCCGTCAGGAAACGCAAGAGCGCCAGGCGTCTGTTCTTGTCATAAAAGTCTTTGAAGGACACTATTCTCCCCCTTTGGATAGCTGATGCTTGACCAACAGCTTGACTGAATATTCAATTCGCTCCAGCAACTCCTTCACGCCATTGACCTGCTCGCCGATGACGGCGACGCGGTTTTCCACCTGGGCGACGCGACTGGAGAGGCTGAGCACGCTGTCCGGCCCAGGCAACCGCTCGATTGTTTCCTCCAGCGACCCGACGCGCTCATCGATGCGGCTGAATTCCGCACGGGGAACGAAATCGCCCGCGATCTTTGCCTTCAGCCACAACCAGACAATGAACGCCACGGCTCCGACGATGGACATGAATTCTCCGAAGTCGCGCCAGCTGATATCGAATGCGTTAAACACTCCGGCGGCTGGTCGCCGCACAGTGTCAACGGCCTGCGCAGGCTCGACCGCCCAAGCATAGGGCATGCCGCCTCGAAGCAACGCTACGATAGCGATGACGATCAAAAGCCGCCGCATCATGACTTGCCCCAGCCGCAGCGCCGTGCGCCGTAGGTGTTGTATTCGAGCATGTCGGTTATCTCCCGATCAGACATGACATCGATGGTTTCCGGGCGCGGGCGCATCGGCTGATTGACCAGGCAGTATTCATCAACCGCGGGACCATTCGTGCAGGCGGCGACGACGCTCATCAGGAGTGCAGCGGCGAATATCTTCAACGGTTTTCACCTTTTCCATTACGGCAAGCAGGGTGGCGAGGCGCTGCCTTGCCTGTTCGGTTGCAGCGCCACGCGCCAGCACCAGGCGGATAAGCGCCCAGCCGACCGCAATCAACAACAGGGCGATTGCGAGATATCGCCCCGCTTTCGATCCGAGCAGCCATGTCAGAGCGCCGATCATGCGTCGCTCACGGCAAAGCCGTGCGGGTTGACCCGCATGCCGGGGTCGGATTCGATGATCTCATCCTCCTTCGACCGCTGCCAGCGCCGGTACCAGATGATGCCGGCACCGATCGCGACGACGATGCCGAACCCGGCAACCAGCACCCAGGGCGAGCCGCTGCCCAGCAACAGAGAGCTGGCGTCAATTGCCGTTCCGTGCAGTTCCTGCCCGGCGGCCAGAACCTGTTTGACGCCCTCGACCGCAGCGGCAATACCAGCACCGCCGGTGATGACGGCCGTGTTCCCGGTGGCGGATTTTAACATCGGTTCACGCAAAACCGGCTCCGAGACGATCCGCGGCATCGGCCCGAATTTTGTCTGGGCGAACTTTTCCGCCAGTTCGATATCACCGAGAAACAGCCAGCGCTCGGCCTCGCGGCGGCGAACCAACCCCTTTGCAACGACCTTCTTGCCGTTCACGGTCATCTTGTTCCAGGCGAGCATCGCCTCGGCCGCACCCGCCTTGTCGCCGCGCAGGAACCGCTTCAGGACAGTCGAGCTCGAAAAGTTACCGATACCGATATTGAAAGCGAGCGACACCAGGGCGTCGAACTCGTTCTCGTTGGGCGCTACCGGAGCCCTGGCGATCAGGCGCTCGACCCCGTCCTCGAACTGATCGATATCGGCGGCGAAGAGCCGGTGCGCCTCAGCCTCGGTAATACGCTGGCCGAGCGCAACTTGCGTATGGGTTTTGCCGTCGGTCGTTTCGAATGATCCCCCGGCGGCGCTGGTGTGGCCGATGCCGATCGTCGGCTTCCCGGCAGGGCATGTGTAGGCCGACGTCTTGATACTCTCAAACGCCGTGATCAGCGCCAGGCCGATACTGGTTGTTCGTAATGTTGGCATGAAAAACCCCGGAACATATGAAACATATGCCGGGGACTATGCGCCGATGCGCCAGGAACCATCATACCCGTAACTAAGGGGGTGACTGTTCAAACAAATCAAATTGTCTGGCTGTTTTTTCGAACTTCGACAGCGTCCACCATACCTGCGCTTGCGAGCAACGGACCGTTCGAACGATCTCTGCATAGGACATTTTGCGGCTGTGGTAAACCAGAATGCGCCATTGCCTCGCCACCGGCACCTTCAGATAATCCCGTCCCCACATCGCGCACAGCTTTTCCGCCGCTTCCCACCCGATCGTCGCGACCAGCGGACTGTCAGGGATCGGTTGCGTCGGGATATAAATCGGATTGCCGCCATACTCCTCGATCAGCGCCAGCGTCGCATCCAGGCCGATGACGGCGGATATGCGCTCAACAGCGGGCGGTGGGGTCGGCATCTCTGTCATCAGTCGCCGCCCGAAAACAGGATGGTGGTGACCACGTTATTCTTGACGCAATAGATCAGACCATCGGCGCGTATCTCATATTCAGCCTGGCCAACCATATCCGCTGTCCGTTTTGCCCGGCCGAGCGATGTGGCGATTGTCGAGCGCAGCCGCTCGACGTCATGACCGCCTGCGCGCTCGATAAACCGCACCAGGGCATGGTCGCTAATTCGCAATGTCATCGCCACCTCTGATTGTCTGTTCCATTTTCAGGAGTTTGCTGGTCAGCTGTCGCAGTTCGGCGCGCAGCTCGACGGCCCGGTGTGAGTTCGGCCGCAGCCGCGCCAGCCGCGCCGCGACGCTGTCCCGCTCGGCCCGCAGCTCGCCGGCCGCGTGCAACTGATGCCACACCATCAGGGGCGGCGGTTGCACGGGAGGGCGGGCGGAACGGGCCATGCATCACCTCACGCCGCCTTGCGGTCGCGCCGATCAACCGCGCGCCACCGGCTGATCAGCAATTCCACCTGCGGCTCCGTCAGGTTGAGATTGCGGGCGATCGTCGGGACATCGAATTTCAGCCCCCACAGCACAAGGGCCGCTCCGACGACCGTCTCCAGAATAGGATCGCCGGTATTGCCATGGCGTGCGGCGTAAGCTGCCTCAAACAGGGACTGCGCATAACGGGTCGGAGACATATCCAGTTGCCTGGCTTGCTCGACGATCTTGAGATACAGCCGTTCATCGACGTTGAACGCAAACTGTTTACGTACGACAGGCAAGGTCGTTTTCCTGGCGACAACCATGTCAGCTTCCTTTCTTCTTCGCAGCCCGGATGCGCTTGCCGAAAGCGTTCGCGACCGTTTGCCAGTCACGCGCAGTGAGGGAAATGGGATGGACGAAACGACCGTCGAGAGCGTTTGCAACGGCATCACTGAAGCCCTGATCTGCCTGAACGGTGTCGGGAGAAAGCTTGCGCCATTGCGCCCAGACGATCTTCGCGCCGTCGACAAGATCGGCGCTCCACTCAACGCCACCCTCACGGGCAAGCCAGCTCTTCAGCGCCTCGATCGCCTTCCTGGCGTCGGCTGGATCATGCAGGAACCGGGTGTGATCCAGTCCCGTCTGGCGCTTGACGAAGGCGAGCAGGGCGGCGTCATCGCGGTTTTCGACAATCCCGAGATTGTAGCCGGCGATCCATAGCGCCTGAAGCTTCCCGGCATAGGGCCCGGTCAGCTTCTGGCGGCCATCTGGACGGCGGTTTGAAGCGGGTTCAAAGCCCTCTCGACGGAATACCAGAAGCACGCTCTGGCGCTCCGCCTCGTTCATGTCCTTGACGGATGTCTTGCCGGTGATCAGCTTGAGCTTGGCGCGATAGGTGTCGTCATCGAGCCCGAGATTTTTCTTGGCGACATGGATCGCCGCAATGGATGAACTCATGATGCTCCTCCGATTTTCAATGGTTCCTCGGCGGTTCGGGATAGCAGCGCCTTAAGGCGGGCGCGGAGCTTTTCGCGGTTCAGTTGAGACATGACGATACGCCCCCCGTGCCGGTATTCTGTTTCAGGCAGCTCAGGAAATCCTCTCTCTGGGCGGCCAATGCGCGATCGAAAAAAGGTTCGCGGCCATCCGGTGAAACATTCTCGACTGCGTAGGTCACGACAGCTCGGGCACTGACGCATTGCAGGGCGCATATGATGATCTTGTAGGCATCTGCGCGACTAAACCCGAGATTGGTGACGTTGTCATATTCGCAATCGATGATCGTCATCAGGCTGTTGCCGACGATATCGATCTCGTTGCTGATTTTCTGAACATCCATTGGAGCCCCCCTCTCACGCCGCCGCCAGATCGACGGTGATCGATTGCCAGGCGGCGGACGAATGTTCCCGCCGATAAAACCGCAGATACTCTTTTGATCCGATGATGCGGATGGCGTCGGACACGGCCTGCATGGCCACCTTCCAGCGCTCGTTCTGGATCGGCACACGGCGGAGCTGGAAAAGAGCAGCACGGTTGATCTTGCCTTCCTTGTCCGTCTGGAAGGCATGATGAACGAGAGCCTTGGTTTCGTCGTTCGAGCCCTCGGACCAGCCGGATATGCACTCGTCGATCAGGGTTTTCGCGATCTGCAATTCCGGCCCGAAGGTCATCAGGTCGGACACCTGGAGCTGCACCTTCAGGCAGCCGTCGAACGTCATCAGCGTCAGGTTGCCCTTGCGCCCGCCCTTGGACACGCCGTACTGCTCGGACAGCAGATCCAGCAATGTGTAGATGTCGTCGAAGGTGTGCCCCTTGAAGCGGCCGACCTTACCGGACAGATCGCCTGCATGGCCGATGATCTTGCGCACCGTCTGGTCGATCAGCCTGTCGGCGGCCGAAACCATCGATGCCGGCACCAACCGCCCCTTCGCATCGCGATAATGGGGTACGCCACCGATTTCCGTGTGGGTTTCACTCATTTGATTGATCCTTATGCTTTGCTGTGAGACAGCAGGGCCTATTCGTATGTCAGGAGATCGAGACGCTTCAGGTCGGTT